TGTTGGAAAGGTGATGCAAGCAAAGGAACTGTTTTTAAAGACTATCAACTCAAGGAGAAGAACACATGACCGAAGAAGACGAAGAGTTCGAGCGCATTGAGAGAGAGCAGGCCCGTGCAATTGCATTACGCAAGTTTCAGATTGAAGAGCAAAAACAAAAACGCGAGCGCTGCCCAGTATGCGACAGAACTTGGTCAAAGGATGAGGCGAATGACTGAACTAACAAAGAAGACGTGCTCAGTGTGCCGCCTGCGTCCAGCAGAAAAGCAAAGCCGCACCAGCGATGGCCGAGTGATGTGGCGCTGCATGACGTGCCACGACCTAAAGAACCGAGTCGGTTTCACTAAGGGCAAGCAATGACCACCATTGCCGAGCGCAAGCACATGAGCCGCGTGGCTGAGTTAGGCTGCGCGGTATGCAGGCGCATGGGGTACGAGGGAACCCCTGCTGAGTTGCACCATCCAAGGGCCTTAGCAGGGGGCTGGGGGCGTTCTAGCCACATGGACGTCATCCCACTATGCCCAGAGCACCACAGAGGCAAGACGGGCCTCCATGGCCTTGGCACAAAGGGCTTCCCCAAGCACTACGGCTACACCGAGCTGGACCTGCTCGAGGATGTCCGCAGGCTATTAGGGTAAGCACCTACAAATATTTTAAAAATAGTTGTTGACTGGTTTAATTCTGTATTACACTACCAGCACTGACACAGCAAATCAGCACAGTCAGGTAACACAGAAAAGGACAGCGAAATGACCACTACCATCACAACCCCAGCCTCCCACGACGTTGACGCTCTTGGCGCACTCTTGGCCCAGATCGCCGAGTTGACCAAGCAAGCCGACTCCATCAAAGACGCCATCAAAGGCGACGCCAGCCTGACAGGCGACAAGGTCTTTGAGGGCGAGCTGTTCAAAGCCACCTACATCGAGAGCAACCGCTCTGTGGTTGACAGCAAGGCCCTCTTCGCTGAGTTGGGCGCTACACCTGAGCAGATCGCTCGCCATACCAAAGTTACCGCTGTGTTCAGCGTCAAAGTCACCAGCCGTTAAATCAACGGGGCTTCGGCCCCATCAAGGAGAAAATTATGAGCGACGAAACCGACATCACAATTAGCTGCAAAAACAACGTGCGCGTCTCCATCGACCAGTGGGATGACGGCGGCATGTGGTTGTTCCTGCAAGGCCGCCAAGCAAGCATGAGCACAACGCTCACCCGCGCTGAGGCCAAGCAGTTGGTGGCCAGCATTCAATTGATCCTCGACAGAGAGGTGACAGCATGAAGCACACAGAAGCCCAATACATTAGCCTTGGCTACAAGTACGAGCGTGCGCAGTCACCATCGGCTGGCCAAGCCGCCGCGCAGGCCATCAGAACGCTCTTAGAGGCCGAAACGATCGAGGACAGGACCGAGGCCCGCTACTTGGTCGAACGAGGCCGCCAAGAGGCTAGAGGGGTGTCAGCATGAACACCGACCACGTCATCACCGACGCAAAGACTGGCAAGTTCCTGTGCGAGTTTTGCGGGGCGGAGGAGGAGCCGCCCTTCATGCCTGCGCCCATCAACGTCATCATTGACGCCATGGACGTGTTCATTGAGCAGCACAAGGACTGCAAAGCGCCTGCTGCTGAGACCGTGATGTCTGAGTACATCAAAGGCTTTGACGCTGGCTACAGCTACGTCCTCACCGAGATCGAGCGCTGGCAGGACGAGGTGGGCGTAGACCTGCATGTTCTGCTGTCGCACCTCAAGATGCAAGACAAACCAGTGGAGGGCAAGTAATGCCAGATCTGTTTGGCCACGAAGAGTTTGATTGGAAAAAAGAATGGCAAGGCATGCCTGAGTTCTTTCAAGAGGACCTCATGCCCTTCCGAGTCATCAACGTTCGATTCAGGTGTGAGGAGGACGTGCAGGCTTTTGCAAAGCTTGTCGAGCAAACGATCACGCCAAAGCAAAAGGCGCTGTGGTTCCCGTTTGCTGAGTTCCGCAGGGCTGCGCATTTGAGGTGGGTAGATGAACCCTAAGTACCCCATTTACATTGTGTCTAAGGGGCGGTGGGAGACGCGCCTTACGAGCAAAGCGCTGGACCGTATCAACGTGCCCTACTACATCGTGGTGGAGGCACACGAGCGCGACCAATACGCGGCGGTGATTGAACCTAGCAGGGTGTTGGTGCTTCCAGAGAGCTACCTGCAAAGCTACGACACTTGCGACGAGGTGGGTGAGGCGCGAGGCAAGGGACCCGGGGCTGCTCGTAACTTCTGCTGGGATCACTCAGTGAGCCTCGGCCATGATAGGCACTGGGTCATGGACGACAACATCGCCAGCTTCAACAGGCTTAACCGCAACCTGATGGTCAAGGTCACCTCAGGCACGATCTTCCGCGCTGCTGAGGACTTCGCAGACCGCTACGAAAACGTGGCCATCGCAGGCTTCAACTATGATTTTTTTGCTAAGGCAAAGGAGCCGCTGCCTGCGTTTGTAATGAACACCAGAATTTACTCGTGCCTGCTGATCTGGAATGGCTTGTCCATACGCTGGCGCGGTCGCTACAACGAAGACACTGACCTATCCCTGCGCGTGCTCAAGGCTGGAATGTGCACCGTGCAGTTCAATGCGTTCCTGCAAGAGAAGGCCACCACCCAAACCATGAAGGGTGGTAACACTGATGAGTTCTACGCCAAAGAAGGCACGCTGCCAAAGTCCCAGATGATTGAGCGGCTACACCCTGACGTGGCCGAGGTCGTGTGGCGCTTTAACCGCTGGCATCACCACGTCGACTACACGCCGTTCAAGCGCAACCCTCTGGTGCGCAGGCCTGATGCGGTGGTCCAAGAGGGCGTCAACACTTACGGCATGGTCCTAAAAGATATGAGGGAAACTACTTAGAAATATTTTTGTTTGCGTTGACATATTGTTTAATTCTGCATTACACTTACAGCACTGCAATAAGCAGGTAACAGCGAATCAGGAGCGAATTATGAACACAGCATCTAACCCCTTCAGCGACATGGAAGACGACTTGGACTTTGGCGCACCAGTCAAGTCCACCACTGCTGAGGTGACTTACTTCGAGCAAGCTTGCCCTAAGTGCGGCGGCACTGGAACCTACATGGGCTACAGCCGCTTTGGCATGCAGTGCTTCACTTGCAAGGGCAAGGGCAAGCTGGCCTTCAAAACCTCCCCTGCTACGCGCATGAAGGCTAAGGCCTCAGCTCAAAAACGTGCAGCCGCCAAGGCTGACGCGCAAGCTGCTAAGGTCGAAGCTTGGAAGGCTGCCAACCCAGCCGAGGCTGCATGGATGGACAACAGCGCTGCTAACTTTGAGTTCGCTCGCTCTATGCTCGACGCCCTCAACAAGTACGGCTCACTCACAGAAAAGCAAATGGCCACAGTGCAGCGCCTGACTGTGCAAAGCGCAGAGCGTTTGGCTGCCCGTGCTGCTGAGAAGATTGCACGCGGCGAATCAGCTCCTGTGGTGTCTGTTGAGGCTATCGAGATTGCATTCAGCAACGCCAAGAAGTCTGGCGTGAAGTTCCCTAAGCTGCGCCTTGACACTTTCATTTTCAGCCCTGCTAGCGAGAAAAGCGCCAACGCTGGTGCTATCTACGTCAAGGCCAAAGAAGACGGCCTGTACTTGGGCAAGGTCATGGGTGGCCGCCTCTTCACATCACGCGACTGCACTCCAGAGGCCGCAGAACGCATTGCAGCGGCTTCTAGCGACCCCAAGCAGGCTGCCATAGCCTATGGCCAGAAATTCGGCGCATGCTCCGTTTGTGGCCGTGAGTTGACCGACAACGACAGCATTGCTCGCGGCATTGGCCCAGTGTGCTCAGAGAACTATGGCTTCTAAGGGAAAGCCCTAATAAAAATATTTTGAGCAAGGGGGTTGACCACCCTCTTGTTTAACTTACAATTACACATCAACAGCGAAAAGGAACAGCGAAATGACATACACCACAACAACCCGCCAACAGCAAAACGCCATTGTTGACTTTGTGCTCACAGCACAGGGCAATGGCATCACCAACATCTGGGCCTGCTTGCCCAAGACTCACGAGTTGGTGAAGACCAACAAGGTTGGCCAGATCCGCAAAGCCAAGGATTCATTTGCAGAAGGCACGGACGAGCTGGGCAACCGTGTTCGCCTGACTACCGACCTGCGCGTGTTGCAAGACTGTTAATCAAAAGCGAAAGGAAAGCGAAATGAAAGCCTCACAATTCCAATACACCTTCAGCAGCTTTGTGTCTTATGACCAAGGCGAGACCGAGCAGCCAGTGACCGTGGCCTATGACTACTTGCCAGAAGAGATCAACTTTCCTCACGCGCCTGACTACGCCGAGCACTACGACGTGTTTGTGTTCGACGCCTCTGGCAACAACATCACTTACGACATCCCTACCGAAGAGACTGACCGTTTCCTCGAAGAGGCCAAAGAAGATTTTGCGCAGCACGTTGCTGACGCTAACGCGTATTGAGAGGGTGGCATGAGAACGATTCAACAACTACGGGCTGAGATCGAGGTGCGTAAGGCCCTCGGCCTGCCCCGCATCGAGCTGACCGAAGAGGAGCGCGTCGAGGCGTTTGGTGACACGCAAGAGCGCGATCAGAACGCCAACGTCAAGATGTTAGTCGAGCGCTTCAAGAAGGGCCTGCCCCTGTCGGTCCACGACAAGCGCATGGCGCGTAAGTACATCAAAGAGGTGGCAGCATGACGTTGCCTACCTTCAGTGTGCGTGAGCGCACCATCACGCATGAGAACCCCAAGATCATCAGCGACGGCCTTGTGGTGTGCCAAGAGGCGTACATCGAGATCGACACCACCACCATGAGCCAGACGTTTGTGCATTTGCTCATGCACCACATGGGCGAGGGCAACATCCGCGTGAGGATGGCAAAAGTGAAGGATCAAGCAAAATGAACCGTGAAGAGATCGATGAGATGATGAGTCATTTACCTAGCCAGCAGCCCGAGGAATCGTTGCTGCAACGCTGGTTTATTGGTACAATGTTTATCGTGTTTTTAGTAGTTGTGTGTGTGATGCCTGACATCATGAGATAGCGAATCGAAACCGATTCGGTTCCCCCGACCGTGTAGACAAAACGGGGGCCAACACGCATGGGGATTGCCGAGAACTGAAGTCGTGGGTGCAGTCCCATATTCAGGGTAGGGAACCTGCCAGTCCCCAGTCGTGTTGGTTACATACACTGGCTTGCTCGTGCGACTGTTTAACCTGAGATGAGCGCAGGCCAACAAACTATAGCGAACCGCAAGCGAAATGAAACCGATTCGCTTTAGCGTGGCATAAGCCGCTGACATTCCAAAAGCTAATCGATTCGGTTACCATACGGTGCATCTAATCGGACGAGGAATAAGGTAATGCCAGAAACCGCCGCCAAGCCATCAAAACGCCCCACAACGCGCAAAACAACACGCGCAGAGAAGATCGTACGCCCCGCAGTGTACGAAGCCCCCATAGAGCCTGTAATCGCCCCAAAGAAGATGGGCGCACCTAAAGGCTCAGGATCAAAATACACCGAAGAGCTAGCAGACCAGATCTGTGACCTCGTCTCTAATGGCGTAAATCTGCGTAAGGTGTGCCGTATGGATGGGATGCCAAGCTGGCGCACTGTGTACAACTGGGTCGTTGAGCACCCTGAGTTTGCTTCACGCCTCGCACGCGCACGCGAAATGGGCTACGACGCATTGGCCGAGGAGGCCCTCGAGATTGCCAACACGCCGCATCTTGGCCAGAAGAAGGTTTTCAGCTCTGGCGCTGGTGAGGATGAGGACAGCATGACGGTGACCGAGGACGACATGCTTGGCCACAGGAAGCTCCAGATCGAGACGCGCCTGAAGCTGCTAGCTGTCTGGGACCCTAAGCGCTATGGCAACAAGGTCCAGCTCGGTGGCGACGGCGGCAACCCTATCAAGGTGGAGGCGCAGGTGGAGGCTGAGAACCTGCTGTCTGCCATCCTCAAGAATACAGAGCTAAAGAAGCAGGTCAACGCGAATGAGTGACATCGCTGAGATCGTGGCAGACCCAGAGGTTCAGAAGAGCCTCGCGCTGGCTAGCCCCGAGTTCAGGCTTGCATGGGCGTGGCGTATGAGTTGGTTCAAGACCCAGCACGCGCACCAGACGCTGCCCCATGGTGATTGGTGGAGTATCTGGCTAATGTTAGCTGGGCGCGGCGCAGGCAAAACCCGCACAGCAGCCGAGCAGATCGCGTGGTGGGCATGGGAAGAGCCAGAGACGCGGTGGCTGGTGGCCGCCCCAACTAGCGCTGACGTCAAGGCGACCTGCTTCGAGGGTGACTCAGGCCTGCTGACCATCATTCCCAAGAGCCTGATCGCTGACTACAACAAGCAGTACCACGAGCTGCGCCTGATCAATGGCAGCCTGATCAAAGGCATCCCCGCATCAGAGCCTGAGCGCTTCCGTGGCCCGCAGTTCCATGGTGGCTGGTGCGACGAGCTAGCCGCGTGGGATTACCTGCAAGAGGCGTGGGACCAGATCCAGTTCGGCATGCGTCTCGGTAAGCGCACCCGCATGATCTGCACCACCACGCCACGGCCCAAGGACCTGATCATTGAGCTGCTTGGCCGTGAGGGTGACGACGTGGTGATGACTACCGCCTCGACTTACGCCAACCTTGCAAACCTGTCTGACAACTTCCGCAAGCAGATCCTGTCCTATGAGGGCACGAAGCTTGGCCGTCAGGAGATCTACGCTGAGATCATCGACCCTGAAGAGGGTGGCATCGTTAAACGCGACATGTTCAAGCTGTGGCCTGCTGGCCGCCCCTTCCCCAAGTTCGAGTACATCCTCCAGAGCTACGACGTGGCCACCTCAGAGAAGGTCCAGAACGACCCGACGGCCTGCATCACGTTCGGCGTGTTCAAGCCACAGGACGGCCCAATGTCGGCCATGATCATCGACTGCTGGCAAGAGCGCATGCAGTACCCAGACCTGCGGCCCAAGGTGCTCGAGGAGTACGAGACGGTCTTCGGCGAGGGCAAGGACCGCAAACGTGTGGACCTGCTTCTGATCGAGGACAAGTCGGCAGGCATCTCGCTGATCCAAGACTTGCAGCGGGCGCACTTGCCTGTGCGTGCGTATAACCCCGGCCGTGCTGACAAGATGCAGCGCCTGAACATCGTCTCCAACATCATCGCCCGTGGCCGTGTGTGGATCCCTGAGAGCGATAACCGAAAGGGTTTCGTCAAAGACTGGGCCGAGGGCTTTGTGAGCCAGATTTGCTCATTCCCTGAGACCACGCACGACGACCTCGTGGACGCCTGCACTCAGGCCTTGCGCTACCTGCGCGACTCTGGCTGGCTGGACATTGACCCACCACCTGACGAGGACTGGGACGAAGACGACTACGCTGACACTGGCCGCGTGCGCCGTGTTAACCCTTACGCTATTTGAGGAGACCGACATGATTCATTTCAAACCAGAAGGCGGCTACTTTAAGTTAGGCCTGAACCTGAGCCGCGCACCATGGGGCTTTGTGGCCATGTGGGTGTGGTTCGACTTTGCCAAGTGCGAGACGTTCTGCGCTCGCCTGCGACTGAGGCTGCATCAAGCCCCGCGCATCTTGTGGTCAGTAGAGCGCGTCAACATCATTGAGGGCCACCTGCGCAGGCACGACCTTGAGCTAGTCCAGCGCGAGGTGCTGCACGACCTTAAGGCGGTCGAAGAGCAGCAGAAGCGCACCAACGAACCCTACACATTGGTGAAACCAAATGCGATATGACGGCGACTTGACCATCGAGAACCTGAACCACCCTGCAAAGGTGGAGATGAGCGCTAACCGCTTCGAGCTGATCAGCCGATGGGGCCAGCCAGTCGATAAGGACTGGGCGCGTGATATGTTTGAGCGCTGGCTCGTGCAACGGATGGACTTGACACCGCCTAGCGTTTATGATCACGGCATTCCATCGAAAGGTGTCGAGCATGACCAACCCCGAACGTAGTCCTAAGAAGCAATCCCTCAAAGAGTGGGCCATGGCTGGTGGTGGCATCCCCAAAGAATACGAGGGGCGGGCGTATGAGTGGCACAAGAAGGTGCAGCAGTTTGCCGCTGGTGGTGGGGTCAAGCCTGCTGCGCTGATCGATGGCAGCGAGTTTGTCGAGGCCGCCCAAGCTAACGGCCTGAAGACTGACAACGCAACCCTGAACAAGATCGTAGACCGCGTCAACAAGGGCGAGAGCGTTAAAGAGGCGGCAAGGAACGTCGCCCAGTCGCACGCTGCTGGTGGTGGGGTGTTCAACACCGTGCCTGACGTATCAGACAGCGAGGAGATCATCCAAGGCCCAGCCTACGCTAAGGGTGGCGTGGTTAATATGCAAAAGGGCGGCAAGATGGGTGTGGGCATGAAGATCGCCGACATTGTGTCTGACGTAAGCAAGCAGGCTGACGAGATACTTGCGGCCCAGAAGGCCGCTGAAGAGGCCGCCAAGCCTTCCAAAGCAGCCAAGCCAGCTAACTACAGCACCAAGGTTCTAGAGTCAACTGCTGCCCGATTTGCTGACAAAATTTCAGCGGCCAGCCCAAAGCTGAGTGACGAAGAGGTTGCCAAAAAGGCAATGAATCAAGCCATCAAAAAGCTAGAGTGGGAGCGAACACAAAAGCCTGCGTTGGAAAAAAAGTATGGGGCATTGACCAAGTCTTCTTTTTCTGAGAGCAATCCCAACAAGATGCAGAACACCGCTGAGGTGGTGGCAGAACGCAAGCGCAAGGCCAATGAGTTTCTAGACCAGCCCACTGAAGCATGGTCACCTCCACCACCAGAGCTGCAAGCGTTTGACCGCGCATCTATTAAGGACGCCTTGGAGGGTTTCCCTGATGTGTCGCAGTCTACCTTCCCTCGCGACATACCTAGTCGCGCCAGCACCTCGCACGTTGAAGAGCTGTACACAGATCCAGAAAACCGCGCTCTCATTGAAAAACAGATCAAGCGTGGTTTGCCTTTGGGTGGTGAGACGTTTTACGCCTCGCTGTACCCTGTCAAGCAGGCGGTAATGGAGGCGGGCATGCCTGCCGAAAAATTTGACCAATGGATTTATGGGATGGCTCCAGCCTCTGCCCGTAACTCCATCATGAATGAGATGGCTGTTGGCCAGTTTCTGCGTGATATGAATGCGCGTGGTATTCCATTAACTGAGGCAAATGTTGCCAAAGAGATGGCTTTGTACAAAGAAAAATTTGGTATAGGTCTGCCGTTGATGCCGTTGCATCGCGAAGGTGTGCAAAAAGTTCTTGAGGGCGGTTTGAACCTGCGTGAGCAGAATTTAGCAAACATACCAACCAACTACAAGATCCCAACTTACGGCAGCCAGAAGGCTGGCGACTTTGCTAACTCAGTAGTGCTTGACGTGCATGAGGCTGGGGGCCAAACGCAAGGCAGTCGATACCACCCCTACTTCAATGAGCAGGGCGGTTTTGGCAACACTGAATACAACGCTGGCGAACAAGGTTTGTTGGGCATTGCTAAGGACCTTGGCATCCCCGGTGGTATGGCGCAGGCTGGACGTTGGTTTGGTGGCGGCGAGCTGACTGGATTGAAGTCGCCTCGAGGCGATGCGCTCGACCTGCTTGAAAGGCAAGTGGCCTATGTGCTTCAGCAAAAAGGCATACAGCCAAACCCAGCTAACGTGCGAGCAGAAGTCCTCAAACAGATTGAAACAGGCCGTGGTGACTTGCTGCCTTGGTATCGTAAAGAAGGCTTACCTGATGTTCGCCAGACTGGATTGCAGCGAGCCGAAGGTGGTGAGGTCCACAAGGCTGAAGGCGGCTTAATTCATGAACAACGCTTTGACGGTGGCGGCATGGCAGCCGCAGACTTTGCTGGCTCAGAGCAAAACGTTGGCGGTCTTGAGAAGGCCAAGATAATGGCCAAGCTCATTGCCGACATGGCTAAGAAGCAAGGAAGTCAAGAGGTGGAAAGCCTAAAAAAGCCACGCGCACTCACGGATCTGCTCAACCGTGGCGTGCTGGCCAACAACCCATTGAGCGCAGGCGTTGACCTTTTTAACATGGGCCTTGGTGCAGTAGGTCTTGGTAGCGACAAGCCGTTTCTTGGGTCCGAGCACCTTAAGGGTTTGATGGACAAGTACAACGTCACGTCGGGCGAAGAGCGCCCAATGATTGAGACCGCACTGAGCTTTGCTAGCCCTACGGCCATGATCAAAGGTGCAATGAAAACAACAGACGCCGCCAAGAAAGCGCCTGAGTTGTTGAAAAAGGCGTCAGATGCTTTAACTTCAAGTAAGATCCCCCCTCTGGCCACAGAGGCGAAGACTGCGCAAGCAGGGAAACCAACAGGAGCTACATATGCAACAAGACAAGAAGGCCCGTTCTACCGAGTCATCCCAGCAACATTTGACCAAAGCACGGTCAGTGCGCGAGGCGTTAGAGAAACGCCTGAACTACAAGCCCAAGGGGTTGTCGGAGCAGGACCAAGCTCAACTGGACAACGAGTTCCGAAACAGTTTTCGGATGAGGAAGTGGCAGGGCTGATAAGCAGCCCAGAAAACAAACCACTCAAGCTCGCCCAGAGCTACACAAAGGAGCAGAGCGGATCAGACTTCATGATGCCTGAGATGCCAGCATCAAGTTTGGCCAAGCAGTCTGCTATTGGCCGCACACACATGGCAGCAGTTGAAGGATCGCCCGCTTATAAGGACGCCATCTTTAACGCCTACGCTCAAAGCATGCCCGACGTTCTTGAGCAGGCTGGAGCCAAGAACTATGACGACCTGCTAGAAAAAGCCTACCGCCAATTGGCCAAAGAGACCAGCGAGCAATTTGACCGTCTACCCGTGAGTATGTCGTTTCATCGAAGTGGTGAGGGCAACTACAAAGGCGCAAAGGAAATGGCTAGCGACGTCCATGGCAACCAGCACCTGTACGTTTTCCAAGGTGGAGATAAGCACGACTTTTTAAACCAAGTTGATCCTAGCACTGGGCTTAACGAGAACGAGAAGTTTCGCGCCGTTCACGATCTGTTTGGCCATGCCATTAGAGGCAACGAGTTTGGACCATTAGGCGAAGAGATAGCTTGGGGCATTCACAAACAAATGTACAGTCCGCTGGCGCAGTTGGCCATGACGGCTGAGACCCGTGGTCAGAACAGCGTGGTCAATTACACTCCGCTTAACGCCAAGCTCAAGGCTGAAGTTGCACAGTTGCGTGAGATGCAAATGGAGTCAAAACGGCGCAAGGATACCGAAGGTTACAAGATGGCCACCAAGGCTATTGAGGACGCCTTTCAAGGCTTCCAGTACGCCCCGCAGAAGGCCATCTTGCTGCCGCCTGAATACCTAAGCGCTGACTACAAAGGTGGCATGCCTGACTACGTTCGCAAGCTGATCACCCCAGAAAAGGGAACCGAAACGCAATCGGTTTTAACTCATTACAGTCACAGTCCTGATCTGATGTTTACTGACCCAAGACGCTACGGCACGGGCATCAAGGGTGAGGAGGCCGAGCGCTTGCAAGACCCAAGTGCTGTGCGTGACCGCTCGTACTTTTACATGGGCGAGCCGGGCACGGTGTCGCCTGAGCCGGGGCTAGGCATCAACCGCTACCGCGCCGAGTCGTCCAACCTGTACGACATCACGCAGGACCCATTGGACTTCCGCCTCTTGGCACGCGAGTCCAACCGCACTCCATTCACGTCAAAATACAACCAAGGCGTGATTAACCCCTTGCAAGACGCCAATGACATGGAGCGCCTCGTGCGCGAGTACGGCTACCAAGGCATGGCCAACCCCAAGGCATCTAAGCCCATGGCCATCATGTTTGACCAAACACCAGTCCAGCGCCGAAAGCGCGGTGGGCTGTCATCGATAAAGTGAGCACCACATGGCAACCCAATTCCCAATAGACCCAGAATTCAACCGATTCATTGGCGGCAACCCTAACCAAGACGTTGAGGCTGGTGGCGAAGAAGAGACTCAGGTCGTCGACATGCCTGACCTGATCAACTCCGAGCTAGAGGAGCTGCCTGATGGCTCCGTCGTGGTGACCATGGACACCAAAGGCCCGATGGAGGACGAAGACTTCTACCAGAACTTGTCTGACAGCGACCTGATTCAGGACTACGACCTGAGCGCTATGGCGCTGCGCTACATTGAGTTGGTCGAGAAGGACAAGGACGCACGCAAGCAGCGTGACAAGCAGTACGAAGAGGGCATTAAAAGGACGGGCATGGGGAATGACGCCCCCGGGGGTGCGAACTTCAACGGCGCATCCAAGGTCGTGCACCCTGTTATGGCCGAAACCTGCATCGACTTCGCTGCCCGCGCCATCAAAGAGATGTTCCCACCAGACGGCCCTACCAAAACCAAGATTTTGGGCGACGTTACTGAGGACAAAACACAGATCGCAGAGCGCAAACGCGACTTCATGAACTGGCAATTGACTGAGCAGATCGAGGAATTCCGCGACGAGCAAGAGCAAATGCTGACTCAGCTCCCACTTGGTGGCTCACAGTACCTCAAACTCTGGTACGACGAGCGCAAACGCCGCCCTTGCGCACAGTTTTTGCCTATCGACAACGTGCTTTTGCCCTATGCAGCAGGCAACTTCTACACCGCAGAGCGTTTTACTGAGGTAGACGACATCTCTGACTGGGATTACAAGCGCCGCGTAGCCTCTGGCATGTACCGCGACACCGTAATGTCCCGCGCCACCATGGACCCAGAGATGACTGGTGCGCAAAAGGCCACCAACAAAGTCGAGGGCAAGTCCCAAAACGACAACGAAGACGCTGTCCGCCGCGTTTATCACATCTACACATGGATTGAACTCGAAGACGACCCTATCACCAAAGGCGAAATGGCTCCTTACATCCTGATGATCGACGACTTGTCGACAGAAGTGATTGGCCTGTACCGAAATTGGGAAGAAGGCGACGACACCTACACAAAATTGGACTGGGTTATTGAGTTCAAGTTCATTCCATGGCGTGGTGCATACGCAGTTGGCTTGCCACAGCTCATTGGAGGCCTTTCAGCAGCCCTTACAGGCTCTTTGCGGGCCTTGTTGGACTCTGCCCACATTAACAATGCTGCGACGCTCCTAAAGCTCAAGGGCGGAAAGATCTCAGGACAGTCGCAAGAGATCGAGGTGACGCAGGTGGTGGAGATTGAGGGTGCGCCCGGTGTCGACGACGTGCGCAAGATCGCCATGCCCATGCCCTTCAATGGCCCCTCGCCTGTTCTGTTCCAGCTTTTGGGCTGGTTGACCAACGCCGCCAAGGGTGTGGTGACCACAGCAGAGGAAAAGATTGCTGACGTCAACTCCAACACCCCTGTTGGCACGACTCAAGCCCTGATTGAGCAAGGCGCAGCCGTATTCAGCTCCATTCACGCCCGTTTGCACGAGTCTCAGGGCCGCGTGCTCAAGGTTTTGAGCCGAATCAACCGCTGGTACTTGGATGACATGCAGCGTGGTGAGGTTGTTGAGGATCTAGAGATCAAACGCGAGGACTTTGCCCGCGTGACTGACGTAATTCCAGTCTCGGACCCACACATCTTCAGCGAAACGCAGCGTATGGCCCAAACCCAAGCGGTTATGGCCATCATGAAGGACAACCCAGACCTGTTCAACAAGAAGGTGGTGATCCAGAGGTTCTTGAAGCAGATCAAGGTCCCCGGGATCAACGAAATCATGGTTGACGTCCCAGCTCCAGTGAAGATGGACGCCGCCAACGAGAACGTCGCTATGGCCATCGGTCAGGCTGCCTACGCCTACCCAGAGCAAGACCACCTTGGCCACATCCAAGCCCACTTGGACTTCGCGAAGAGTCCGATCTTTGGTGGCAACCCCATCATTGCGCCAGCTTACCTGCCCAAGGCCGTGGAACACATCAAGCAGCACATTGTTTTGTGGTACTTGAACCGCATGACAGGCTACGTTCAGAAGGCCATGGGCGAGAAGCTCGAGGATTACGACTTGCAGACCGATCCAAAGGCAGTGGATAAGCTGTTTGCCTTGGCGTCACAGCACGTCGAGCTAGATGCAGACCAGACACTGAAGGGCATCATGCCTGTGATCCAGCAATTGGTGCAGGGTTTGCAGCAGTTCAAGCCACAGCCACAGATGACGCCAGACACCAAGGTGTTGCTCGACACGAGCATGGCCGAGACCCAGCGCCGCGCCAAACGCGACGAGGCAGAGATGGGCCTCAAGGACAAAGCACTGGCTGCCAAGATCCAATTGGATATGGCCAAACTGCAACAGGATCAGCAAGAGGCAATGGAAGAGCTAGAAATGCGCTTGGCCATTGCAACGAGCGACCAAGAGATGAAAGAACGCATCGAAACAGCCCGTTTAACACGCGATGCGGCAAAGCTCAATTTCGAGCAAACCAAGGCTGTACCAACCCAAGGAGACCGTTATGGCTACGAGTGATCAAGAGCAAAAGAGCGTGTTGGTTCCCCAGCACAAGCGCATGGCTATGGGCGAAAAGCTCGATGGCCAGAGCATGAAGGGCAGCCCCGCCCCAACCAAACAGTCAGGAGGTCTGTCACAGGCTAAGAAAAAATGAGAACCCTATCGGACTTGATTGGTGGAATTAAGGCTAGGCAGGCTGAAATAGCCGCGTCCCTTGTTGCTGGTAATGCGACGAACTGGGAGTCTTACATTCGGCTGGTCGGTCATAACGCGGGCCTACAGGAGGCTCTCGACATCCTAAACAATCTGATGAAAGAAGATGAAGACTATGAGTAATACCCCGGTAGCTTCTAACGAAGCTGAGATGGCTTGGGCTTTTCCGAGCGTAGATCCCGGTGCAAAACCTCTTGGTGGACGACTGCTCGTGCAGCTCCGCCGTACAAAAAAGGCAACAACTGCATCTGGAATTATCTTGGTCGAAGAAACCAAGGAAACCGAAAAGTGGCAAAACATGGTGGCCAAGGTCATCGAGATCGGACCGCTAGCGTTCAAGCATCGTGACACGATGTTAGGCTGGCCTGAAGGGTCTTGGTGTGAGGTCGGCGACTACATCCGCGTGCCCAAATGGGGCGGCGACCGTTGGGAGGTGCATGTCCCCGGTGAGGATGAGAACGAAGACAACGCCTTGTTTATGGTCCTTAACGATCACGAAGTGATTGCTAAGTTGACTGGTGATCCACTTGCTATGAGGGCATTCCTATGAGCGAAGCCAAAGAAAATATTGAAGACCTCAACGTCATTGAGGAAAAAGACGGCTCCGTCACGGTTGACTTGCCAGACCACATGGTCGACAAGTCAGAAGATGACAGCAGCGAGCCTGAAAATCATCAGGACAATGACGGTGATGTCGACCACCCTGACGACACTGATGCAGTCCGCGAAGCACGCCGCAACCGCCGCCGTGCCAAGAAGGAATACATCAAGCGCACCAATGAAGAAAAGGACCAGCGCCTTAGCTTATTCCAGCGTCAAAATCAGGAGCTGCTTGAGCGACTCGCAGTTCTTGAGCGCAAGACGCATGGTGCAGACATGGCCCGCTACGAAAAGGCCATGGAAGACGAAGAGTACCGTCTGCGATACGCCCAGCAGAAGATGCAAGAGGCGACAGACAACTCTGATGGTGCGGCGTTTACTAAGGCTCAGGAGCTTTGGTACGACAGCCGACGCAAACTTGAGGCAATGCACAACTACAAGGAGCAGGCTGCCCGCGCAGGTTCGCAAGACACAGCGCCAGCCAATCCGAAGTTGGTGCGTTTAGCCAACAGTTGGATGGAGCGCAATTCTTGGTATGACCCAGAGGCTGGAGACGAGGATACTCAGATCGCCAAGGTCATTGACAACCGCTTGGTTGCCGAGGGTTGGGATCCAGCAACACAAGATTATTGGGACGAGTTAGATAATCGCTTGCAAAAGCGCTTACCACACCGTTATACTAGAAACACTGACGAGCCTTCCAGAAGGAGTCCCCGAAGTGTGGTTACAGGATCGAGTCGCGAATCCTCTAGTAGCGTTAATGGCAACCAGTTTGTTTTGGCCCCTGAACAGGTCAGAGCAATGAAGGATGCAGGTTTTTGGGATGACCAAGAAAAACGCAACAAGATGATCAAACGTTACGCGATCGAAGCACGCAACAAAAGGAGCTAAACATTATGGATTCTCGTCTAAAGAAAACCCTCAACGCAGGTGGCCGTGAAAGCCGATCTTCACAAGATTTATCACGAGCCGCCCCCGAAGAGGCGTTCATTTCAAAGCAGGAACGTCGCAAGATGTGGAGCGATGAATGGACACAAAGTGCGCTGCCGAAGGTCCCTGAAATTCAGGGATGGCATCTTTGCTGGTTATCAACCACCAACGGCTACGACAGTATCGATAAGCGGATGCGATTGGGGTATGTTCCCGTTAAGGCGGATGAGTTACCCGGGTTCGACAACTACCGCGTAAAGGCTGGCGAAGACATTGGTTTTATCGCGTGCAATGAGATGCGCTTGTATAAGCTTCCAATGGAAGTCTATCAAGAGGTCATGACTCAAATGCACCATGAAGCACCCATGGAGGAGGCGGACAAGGTCCAAGTCCA